CTGCAGCTACAAAAAAACTAGCTATATTCGATGCTTTTGAAATACTTAATCGTATTGAAGAAGAAAAAAATATGCTAGAAGACAAGCCTAAAGTTGAAGAAAAGAAAAAATCAAACTTTAAAGGTTTTGCAGAAGGGAGGTCTAAATAATGTACGAGCAAACTTTATACACAATACTAGAAGATTACATAACACCTAGTACTCTTAAAAAATATAATAAACATAAAAAATGGGAGTATGGTTATAATGATCAACATGATATGGTTATTATTAGTAAAGACGGTACA